CCCGCCCACATCTCGAAGATATTACCGCTCGCAATTGAAGTAGCGTTCGTTCCCACGGACGCTGAAATTGCCGCCGCTCAATATCGTGTATCAAGTGACACTAGGCGCCGATTAGAGTTAGGCCATACCAATTGGACAGGCCTATCACTCTGGTCCAGGTTGTTTGGGGGTGGAGTGGCCGCTACGGCGGCTGCACTCCACTAGGGGTGCCCACGCGTGGTACCAGGGATGAGTAGCTCATTGAGCTTGGCCCCAACTCATCCCAACTTGGTGGTACAGAAACGTGCGGGGTCACCTAAGGTGCGCAAATCAGAAGTCGTGGTGGGGGTCTCTCCCCCCATTGAGATGCGTATCCATAATAACGACATAAATACATTGGAACGGGCGGTTAAGGAGCGAGTGTTCTTCGTCAAAGATGCACAGGGACAATTCGTGCCTCCTCCTAAACCGGCCTCTGATGCTTATTTTTCCAACACTCTACAGCCATTTTTGGCTGTACTGAGACGTCATTTGCCCTCGACCACCCCAATTCTTCGACAACAATTTGTCGATAGCAATAAGGGTCGCAAGCACTTGATATATCAGAGGGCATACGAATCGCTTTGTGCAAAGCCGTTCGTTGTGAAGGATTCATACATCAAGGCGTTCGTTAAGGTAGAAAAGATGAACGTAACGAAGAAACCCGACCCCGTTCCTCGGGTGATCCAACCCAGATCACCTAGGTTCAATGTAGAGGTCGGCCGGTACCTTAGGCCGATCGAAGAGAGAATTTATGAGGCGATAGCTGATGTCTATGGAGAAAAGACTGTTGTGAAGGGCATCAATGCGTTGGAGTCTGGTCGTTTGATGAAAGCAAAATGGGATAAGTTTAAGAATCCAGTGGCCGTGGGGTTGGATGCCTCACGGTTCGACCAACATGTTAGTCAATCCGCCCTTAAGTGGGAACATTCAGTGTATTTGATGTGCTTTTTCCTTAAGCACCATAAGGACCAATTGGCCAGGTTGTTGCGATTGCAACTGATCAACAAGTGCTTTGGTGCTGCTCCTGATGGGGAATTGCAGTATACTACTGATGGGTGCCGAATGAGCGGCGACATGAATACTGGCTTGGGTAACTGCCTCCTCATGTGTGCAATGATCTATTGCTACATGCAGTCTAGAGGCATACACAAATTTTCATTGGCCAATAACGGTGATGATTGTGTGGTTTTCATGGAACGTGAGGATTTAGCTACGTTTTCTGAGAATGTTACCCCCTGGTTCTTAACAATGGGGTTCAACATGGTTGTTGAAGCGCCCGTTTACGAGTTGGAGCAAATTGAGTTTTGCCAGACTAAACCTGTCTGGGTTGGCCCTGCGATCCATGATTACATCATGGTCCGCAATCCAGAGGTGGGTATCTGTAAGGACACAGTGTCCTTAATACCCCATGTAAACAGAAAGGTTTTTCTGGAATGGTTGGGAGCCATCGGTGAGGGAGGTCTTGCCCTCGCTGGTGGTGTGCCCGTCTGGCAGGAATTCTATGCTCTTTATTCTCGTAGTTCAAAAGGGTATTGCTGTAGAGATCGTCAACGACAGACATATGGATGGGGAGTACGGCAGATGATCAATGGAATGAGGCGTGGTTTTGGACCAATTAGCGATAAAACCAGACTAAGTTTCTGGTTGGCCTTTGGTATAACGCCTGATGCACAGATATGCATCGAACAATATTTCCGATCACTCCACATTTCCCAACGCGATGATGCTCGTGTGTACCAATATGGTGCACACATGCCTTATTAGGATCACACGACCGGTATGTCGTTAAACTGCCCGCCACACCTTGGGGAAGTGTGGTGTGTTAACCCTATGGCCGTAATCGGCCCGGTGGCACCGTACAGCCAGCAGTCGTACTGCTAGCCTTTGAAAGAGGAATGGGGTCTCAATCATAACATGCCCAAAACGGTGTTATTAACCTAACTTAATACTTCCGTGCTAACCAAAATGCCGACAGACTGCACGGCGCAGACCATTAGGTGAATTGAGATGTACAGTCGCCGAGTCATCGGGGGTCCCAGATAAATGACAAAAACGAAAAATGCCAAAATGGCCAAGAAGATGGCCAAGAAGCCGGTTAAGTCCACGAAACCCGCTTCTAAAACTTCAAGTCCGTCTATTCTCAGCGGAAGCACATACTTCAGGTGTATTGCGGACCCTTTTAACTCGTACCCGGCTCACATCCCTGACCCAGATGTCTCGCCAACAGGTCTTGTTACAACCAGGTACCATTACCGTAACACCGTTACTGCCAACGCAGGGACATCAACCAGCCATAATCTTGGTTGGGTTATGTTTCCCTATCCTATTAACGCCTTTAATACTCTTACTGAGACATCGGCTGGCAATGGGATACTTACCGATCTCGGTAATGTCACTGGCACGTTGGCGTATGGTTCCGCAAATGCCCCCAACTTAGCCACGTTTTGGTCCACTGCCGGTAAAATTCGGTGTGTGGGTATGTCCTTACGTGTGTTTTATGAGGGCACTGAACTTAATCGTTCCGGTCGCATTGTTGGAGGTTTGTTGCCCATTGTCGGTCAAGGGGCCGGGGTGACCTCTACAGGTACGGTCATATCCCTGCTCACTTGTTTAACCGGCAGTGGTGCCACCTCAGTCACCTCCACATACTTGCGCGACTCCATCACCGAGGGTATGGAGGTCCGTGTTCCTTCTGAGAAAG